CATCTACTAACAATTATTCCAAGGCTAAGTATGATGCCGTGGAAAAGTTAATCAGCAATCACCGTGCTGAGTATGAAGCAATCCTTAAAGCAGAAAAGTTAAAGTATGGGATTACACCGCGCTTAACTAGAGCCGAAAGAATTGCACAACTTAAATCAACTCTAGCCCAACTAGAAGCGGAAAGGGATGCTGCCCAACCATGGCTAAAATAAAAGTGTTAAAGCACAACCACATTGACCGAGTGTGGACAAAGGACATCACCTTTACATACGAAGGAGATGAATACTATGTACACCTGCTATGGGATGAACGAGAAGGCTACAAAATGTGGTGGTTTAAAGATGAGAACCATGCTGAGTACAACCTTGAACCTGAGTGGGTTCCAACTTATCAACCCAAAGAAGGGGATGATGGACACTACAACTTAGCAATCCAACTGGATGCCCTATGTATAGACAAAGGCGAAGGCAGGGTTGTTAACCACATACAGGACATGTTAGATGAACATGACCGTTTAAACGCAATGGAACTGGAGTAAACATGACCGTTCAAGTATTTGAAAATGGCGTGTTGATTTGGTACGACACCGCTAATAAGTTAGATGGAGTGCTGAGTACAGTCAGCAATCTTGCTTACTTCCATCCACAAGATAATGCAATCGCAATCGTTGCAGCACAGGCGAAAGCGATAAGAACAGAAATCAACACAGCCGTTGAAAGCCAATGGTCAAAGATGCATACGAAAGGGAGTGTTTAAACATGGCTAATCACCCAGCAACCAAGGGTGTTGTCCTTTATCCTGATGGCACATACGCACGCAGGGTATTTGACTCACTAGAAAAAATGCAGGAAAGTGTGGGCGGGCTTATTGAAATCATGCGTTTGCCCAACGCAACTGCATACATAAATGAAGAAGGCAAGATGCATGACCTTGACTTCAACAACAACGCAACCCTGCTATGCCTACTGGCTGGCAACATCACATACTGGGACAACATCAAAGGCAACATGATTGTTGTTGGCACAGATGATGGCGAAGGCTACGACACAGACATCTCTGCTCATTGGCTTGAAACAGTAGAGAACTTTTGGACACCAAGAGAACTACATGAGTGGGAGAAATCAGCATGAAGCCATACGACAAGTACCCTAAAGAACCATTAAAACCAATACTAAAAGAAACAGAAAAGCCATCACGGAAAATGCGTAAGCGTAAGTTTAAACGCAGCAACCTTACTACCCGTGGAGTTAAGACGGTGGCAGCAACAGCGTTTGTATTCGGATTACTTATCGGATACACAGCATCACCAAGCAAGGCAACCACATCAGCCACACCACCGCAGCCAGCGGTGGGGTTGGTTGCATACCACACCAACGACTATCAATTACATGCAATCAATCTATTGATGCAGCGTAATCAAGTAGAACAATGGTCTTGTTTGTGGGCGTTATGGACTGCCGAAAGTAATTGGCGCAGCGCTGCACATAATAAATCTAGTGGCGCATACGGTATCGCACAGTTTATGCCAGCCACATGGAAAAATGTCGGATACGAAAAGACATCTGACGGTTTCATCCAAGTCCAAGCAGGGCTTGCCTACATTGACCACCGCTACGCAGGTTCCCCGTGCAAAGCATACGCACACTTCCTTGCGAAGCGGTGGTACTAATGTCGTTTAAACCACAACATCACAGAGTCATAGGAGTTAGGCAAATTGGGGACATCACATACAACTACCTTTCGTACAACTCAACCGAGTTTGCAAAGGGTAATTGCATTGGGATTGATACGGAATTATTTTTCCCTGAAAACGCTGAACTCACAGCAGAGCAGCATGCTATGTTTAAACGCATCTGTGGCAACTGTCCGGTGCAAGCCATGTGCTTGGAGTGGGCGTTATGCCATGAGCGAGAAGGGATTTGGGCTGGTACAAGACCACACGACAGGCGTGTGATGCGTGAAAAGGCACGCATAGGTTTGTCTGACCCAGCCCTTGCGGGCAAGTTTATTGTCTGATACGCTACACCTGAACAACACCCAATGGTTCCAGTCCCAGCGGGTGTTGTTTCTTTTTATAGACCTAGTTCTTTAGCAAGCATAAATACTTCATCACTTAATTCATCAAGAGTTCCATCATTGTAGATTACATGTTTAAACAAATGATTATCCATTGCATGCTCTGAGATGTGATGATTAACTGGTGCGTGGTTATGACGATTGATACGCCATACATCACCACCTTTATCCTGAATAGCCTTGGCTTCATTAGGAAAACGAACATCAGAAAATACTACTCGCTGGTATTCGGCTGCTCGTTTAAACGCTTGGTCAATCCAAAATGTTTCACCAAATAATTCACGACCAACATCAGTTCCAAATACTTGTAGCAACCTACGGACTTCGGCATTGCCCTTGGCTACATCCCAGCCATACTCATCAACTAAATCTGCAACACGATTGCCACCTTCAAGAAGGGGGTTCAATGTATAGATTGCATCACGCATAGGTAGCGCAAATGAAATGCGTTTGAACCCATAGTTTAAACACAATAGTTCTGCAACTGTATCTTTACCTGACTGGGCGTAGCCCGATAGTCCGATTATCATTGCCATCTCACTTTCGGATAGAGAGTTATGTGAATAAAGAATACAAGAAAATCTAAATGTAAACAGCGAGCAAGCACCATTGCATCATTGGTTCCATCAATCATCTCAACAACTGGGTAGAAATCAAAGCCTAATCCAAAAGCATGACGACTGTTTAAACGAGCATTGATAGATAATCTGCCAAAGTCTTTCACTCTTGCCTCTGTGTTTCTGCTCTTGCCTGAGCATTAGACTTAACTGTTCTCCTACGGTTTGTCCAAATCGGTGGCTCTCCACCTAATCTATCTTGTAATTTCTTGGTAGCCCTATGCACTCTCTTGCGTAATGCTTCCTCACTCATCTCATACACGACAGCCAACACATCAAAGTCCATGCCACCATTAGCGTATCGTTGCCGGAGTAAGTTCTTGTCTTGTTCGTTTAAACCATGTAATGCATTGGCTACATCCGATAGCAAAGCCATACGATTATTACCTTCGCTTGGTTTGCCACTTGTACTTACGAACTCACTACTTAAATCAGGTGCATCTAACCAGCCTTCGTAATCCCATACATCTCGTAGTAATTCATGCAAGATAGCGGGCGTGTAGTAAAAGAAATCATTGGTAGATACACGGGACTTGTACGCACGCTCTTTCGTCACGAACTTCTGCGCTTCATTAGCAAAGGTGCGGCGTAGTTTAAACGGCAAAGACTCTTGCTCGTTCCACTCGTCAATCTTGTGCCAATGTTCCAATGCCCATAAAACTAAATGCTGGAAAATGTCGTCAACAGATACAGCGTTCTTATTTATCTTGGCTGAATACCGAGATGCAGTCCTCGCTAGTTTGTAAACGGTATCCCAAAGCGGGGACTTCTCAACATCCTTTAACTCCACTCTTACTCCTTTATGACCACATCTATCCAGTAGCGTTTAAACATCATAGCATTAACTCGCACTACAAGGTCACGCTCGTTGGTATCGTGGCGAACATTAAACTCAGGCATCAAGCCAGCCAGTTCTTTAACTGGTATCAATAAAGTTCCATCAGTAAATCTAAAACAAATACGGTGAAAAGTATCAGGGTTATCTAAATACGGTGGACTAATCAACATCTGCTGCAACTTATTAAAAGGAAAGATTGCTGGGATACTGCTATCTATGGACAGCCACTTAATCTCTATGTCGCCTAAGTAGTTCTCTCTACCGTTGTCGTGCAACCAAGTTAAATGAAAGTCGGTGAAGTAAAACCTAGGCGTAGGGTAGAAGCGCCAGTTCGGATAGAGCCTAGATAAAGCGTGAACGGCAGCAGTTTCCCGTCTGCCGTCACCGCCCACCTGACGGATAGGTTCCAAAAACTCAGGCATAATGCTTGTTGTTTACTATGAATTGACCCTTGTGTAGATACACAGGAGTAGGGAATACTTGACGGTCTTTGATTGTTAACAAACCAAATCCTTGCTGCCAGTTAGCAGACCCACCCACATAGTGGGCAGCGTTTAAACGCATCATGTTTCCCACCTCAAATCCATACAACTGTTCCGTCACTCTCCCATTTACTGATGTTGTAAACGCTTGCAAACCCAAACGGTGCGTGTGTCCACAAACGACACTCTTGCCAAAGCGTTTTGCCAAATTCATTGCGGTTCCGCCCGCAATACGACTCATAGCACCTTCGTCACCATGAGCAAGCAACCAGTTCGGTGCTAGTTCTACGGGCTTGCGGTGCAATGTAATGTTTAAACGGTCAAGGTCAAGCATTTCCTCTAGCGTTAAACTACTAAGGCTGCGTAGTGCGGGCGCATACTGCGACACATACTTCTCAACTCTTATGTCGTGGTTGCCAGTCTTAAAATGAATAGGTCTGCGACCCATAATGTGGCGTAAGTCTGCTAGTAAATCTGTTGCTTCATTAACGGAAGCCTGCAATGTTCTTGCATACTCACCAGCATTACCCCTTGACCAACGGCTAGGTTCAGGCTGGTCAATCCAATCGCCAACTATCCACAGTTCATTAGGCTTGTAATCCCAAATGAAATCGTGGAGTAAAGCGACTGCCTTTCTGTCTTGATAAGGTACTTGATAGTCACTCAGCACCACGACCTTTTTAATCATGTGTTTAAACTCCTGCTCGTTTTCGTAGCCCGTCTGCGCCCTCGTTCAAGAACACATCATTAACATCACACCCCTCAGGCATGAATACGGGAAATACATTGTCTAGTTCACGGGATAAATTCTTTGCCATCTCACGACCAGCATTGTCGCCATCACAAAACAACAAAATCTTTGACCAATCTGCTAGCACTCTGCCATAAAATGGTTTCCAGTTATTAGCACCCGGAAGTCCGACAGCACTAAAGCCTGCTTGTGTAGCAATGATTGTGTCTATCTCACCTTCACATACAACAAGCAACTCACTCTCTTGGAATAGAGCAGCAATGTTATAGATGTGTGTACTTGCCCCCGGTCTTGATAGATACTTCGGTCCGTCACCGTTTAAACTACGGAAGCGGATGTCCACAACTCCTGTTGGAGTTAGATAAGGAATTGATAACTTTTCACGGTATGGTTCATGTCCAATCTCAGGCTCTTTTACGAAGCCTAGGCGGAACATACGCGCCGTCTGTTCTGTGATACCTCTCTGACTCAGGTAAGGCATCACTTGTTCTAGGTTTTCCGCGTACTTCTGACTCGCTAAGTCCAGTAATTCTCTCTGCGATTTTGATAGCCTCACGAAATCCAACTCCTTCTTTTTTCATAATGATTGAATACACATCCCCAGCCATCTCGCAGCCGAAGCATCTGAACCCACCATTGTCTATGTTTAAACGCGCTGACTTAACTCTATCACCATGGAAGGCGCAACGCACGGTAATCCACCCATGTCGGACAGGTATTTCAAACCCGTAATGTTCCAGTACAGTAACAATGTCGTGCTTCTTATCAGAGTTTTGCAAGGGCATCACTCAACTTTTGTACGACATAAGCATCACCAATACCCTTGTTGGCAGCCTTTATTATGACCAATGGATTAGGTGCTAATGCCAACTTCTTGGCAATCCGATAGTTCTCGGCTTCCACATAGGCTTCTCGTAGCCACCCACTCAGGTCAATACGACCATCCCTTCTAGGTGCTTTGGCTTCAACAACATAGAAGTCATTTGCCGTAGGAAGGAACACATCCCCTATGTCGTTTCTACCAGCACGGGGTAGGCGCTGTGCGTTTAAACCCTGAGTCATAAACCAATCAGCCAGTTCTATTTCAAAGGCTGCGCCCCTACGCTTGTTCGCTTGGTTGTTCATTTTCCTTTGCCTTTCTTGCTTCGGCTTCGTAAACGGAACCCCAATACAATTTGTAATAGTTCTCATCCAAACTAAAACGCTTCATGTGTTTAACGCGAGCGCCAGTATGAGTATGAACAGGGATGCCCGCCTTCTTTAAGTATCTAAAGAACACAATGTCCTCACTTACAAACTGATTGTTTAAACCTTCCTTCTCTGCAAACAAAGAATAGTCAGGACATACTTCACGCAGTCTAGGAACAACGCTCTTATGCATAAGAACAAGTCCCATACCTGCACAATCTACCTTTACTATTTCATTTTCAGGTAGTGGATGTATGTACTGAATTGTAAATTCATCACCACTTTCATTAAAGATACAAGGCATAGGCATCATCAATGCCTGCTCGTTTTCTTTTGAAATAAAATAAACACCAGTAACTACTGGGCGCATTAACTTATCTGCTGTATCCCATAACTTTTTTAATACATCTTGTGTAAGAACAATGTCTGAGTCAACCCATAACAACCAATCAGTCTTTACTTGGTCAGCCCATAGGTCAAATAAGTTCTGTCTTTGTCTGCCAATCTGATTACCCTGAACACGGATGGCGTTATGTATCTGTATGTTCTTAGGGTCTTGACCCATGATAGTTGTATAGACAAGTCCTTCGGTAAACTTACCGTCAGCCATACCATTATCGCACCAACCAATAGATAAAGTTTCATTTTTACTATGCATCTTTTTCCTTTATTCCAATAATGACTTCATCAAAGTCATACATTTCGGATTTAATTTTCATGTCGTCTAGTATGGTCATTGCATTTTCTGCCATGGCTTTCCAAATACCGGACATAGTGTGCAAGCCAACGGCTATCTCCATCTTGCAATCGTCAGGATGTTCCTCAATAACTGCATCTCTTAGATGTGTTGCCAGTTGGTCAACATAATCTGCATACTGAATAGACTCAAACCAAATCTTTTGCGGGTCATAAATTCTGCGAGTTGCATCATCTAAGTTCTCCGCAATCATTGGTAATTGTTGAACAATCTTTGCACGCATCTCATCTGAGATAGGTGCGCTATCAATCATTTCTCTTAACAGTTCTTGTGAAACTTTTATCTTAGGTGCAAACTTGTCGTTTAAACTATCATCACTCATAGAAGTTGTGCTTGTCCCATCTGTACTTGGTGTTGTGATAAGTCAGCAATTTGCATGCTGGCAGGGTCATAGGACAACCAAATAGGTGTTCCACCAGTAGCATCAGCAGGACCGTAACGGTTCTTAACAGCACAGACACCCATAACACCGAGTTGACTGTGAACTGTAAGTATTAAACTTGGGGTCTGAGCGAC